AAAGAAGATTCAATGGCTACTGTCAGTTCTGTTAATGGCATGGGTGCTCCTTCTTTTCCTGGAAATCCAGGAACTCAATCAGCATACGTTGATCAAGAAAAAGGTTCTGGTGATATCCCTTATACTTTAACTAAAGGAAAACCAAAGAAAAAGAAGAAGAGTTCTTTTCAATCTTTTAGACAATTTATGAAAGGTGCTGATGATTTAAGACCATCAGTATAGGGATTAAAAAAATTAAGAATATGGACGGTGATAGTGAAAAGAACGAAAAAAATATTGGATCTGAAAATGATTTTTCTGATCCTGGCGACCTTCTTCAATCCATTAGGATTCGACGCTCTATTTGCATTAGTGATGAAATGGACAGGGTCTTTTTGGGTAACCGATTTAATTTTTTATTCCATGTCAGTCCTATTTTTTGGTTTATATTATTTGCTAAATCGAAATAAAAAAGAATAAATCTTACATATTAACAATATTAAAAAGTTCACTCAAAGGGTGAACTTTTGTTGTCTATGTATTGATACAGTTATCATATAAATTTCATATTAATTAAAATACTTAAATTATGAAATTCCTAAAAATACGAGACGTTAAAGATCCTTCAAGAGGAACCGAAAAATCCGCAGGTATAGATTTCTTTATTCCTGAAGATTATCAAACAACTATTATCCAACCTAACACTTCAGTATTAATTCCTTCAGGTATTAAAGCAAATATCCCTGATGGATTTGCTTTTATCGCATATAATAAATCAGGAGTAGCTACTAAGAAAAATTTAACTGCAGGCGCTTGTGTAGTGGATGAAGATTACCAAGGAGAAATACATATACATTTAACCAATGTTGGTACAGGCCCTATCGAGATTAACCCAGGTGACAAAATTATTCAATTCCTTTTACTTCCTATAGAATATGAGTCAGTTGAAATAGTATCAACTATTGAAGAATTATATGAAGGAGAAACAACAGAAAGAGGAACCGGTGGATTCGGATCTACCGGAGTAAAATAAATAAAAAGAAATATGGCTAAAAAACAATTAGGAAAAATCGAATCACTTATCATTAATATAGAAAATTCAATAAGCATTGCAAAAGAGGCATATGTAGAAACGCCTTCAAATCAACTTTATTCTGTTGTTATTGATTTAGAATTAACCCTGAGAGAATTAAAAAAATTAATTAAATGAGTATAGATTTAAAAAACACAACGGCTATTAAATGTGAGAAATGTGAATGTGAAACGTTTAGAGAAGTGGTATTTATTAGAAAGGCTTCTAAATTATTAACCGGTCAGATTAATGATTCAGTTATGCCAATACCGACATTCCAATGTTCTTCATGCGGACATATAAATAAAGAATTCACCCCTAAATTTTAATTTATGATATTAGACATCGAAAGTAATGAAAACCAATTGATTATCTCTTATTTTGACAGTCAAGGTAAAATTAAAATTAAAGATTATAAATTAGATGATTGTCCTAATTGGACTATTTGTGGCGAAAATGATAGACGAAAAGATCTATTAAAAACTAATTGGGATGGCAGACCAGTAAGATTACAACCTTCAAATAGATTTAATAAGTTTTCTATATATGAATTTATTGATAATTTGCCAGAAGATGAAAAAAAGGAAATCACTGCAGTAAATTTTCCTAGAATACAATCCGTCGATATTGAAACTGAAGTTATTGATTCATTCCCAGATCCGGCTATTGCTAGAGAAAGAATCACTACTATTGCTATTGCAACAGATACAAATTCAGTAATCGTTTTAGGATGGAAACCTATTGATAAAAAAGAAGAAAAAGAAATTTTTGACAAACTTCGTTCCTATTTAAAAAATTACGGAGATTGGAATTTTAAATATATGTGCTTTGATAATGAATACAATATGTTGTATACTTTCATTGCAAAATTTATGCCAAATTTCTCTTTAATGATAGGCTGGAACTTTTTAGGGTTTGACTGGAAATACATATATAACAGATGCAATAAAATAGGCATTGATGTTTCTATCGCTTCACCTTCAAAAAAATTACAAGGTAAAGATAATATTCCACTTCATACTGGAATTATAGATTACATGGATGTTTATAAAAGATGGGATAGAACAATACAAATTAAAGAAAGTAATTCTTTAGATTTCGTTTCTAATGCAGTACTTGGAGTAACTAAATTAAAATATGAAGGAACTCTGCAAGACCTTTACGAAAAAGACTATGATAAATATATTCTATATAATGCCATTGATGCTGCATTAGTGTGTCTTATACATAAAAAATTAAAAACTATAAATGCAATTTTGACTATGTCTTGTCTTTGTAATCTTTCGATATATAAAGCATCTTCAGCGGTTAACTTAACTGAAGCTCTACTATGGAAAGGCTATTACGATAGAGATAAAGTTATTGCAGACAGAAAAGAAGAATCAATAAAAGGATCATACGAAGGAGCTTATGTAAAAGAACCTGAAGTTGGTATATTCCGAGCAGCAACATGCTTCGATTACGCTTCACTATATCCATCGATTATGCGACAATTCAATGTGTCTCCTGAATCTTTTATTGAAAAAACTACAGATCAAAACCGATTAGAAAAATATCGAAATGATGATAACTATATTGTATCAGTAACCGGTGCAGTATATAACAAAGAACTTTCAGTACTAAAAGAAATATTAACAAACTTATATTCTAAAAGAAAGATTTATAAAAATCGTAACTTAGATATTGAAAGACTACTTAATAAAAAGAAAAAATAATTATGGGTTTATTTACAAAAAGAATTGCATACAAACCATTCGAATATCCAGAATACGATCTTGAAGCATGGCTTCCTCAATCAATGGCACATTGGCTTCATACTGAATTGCCTATGGGTGGAGATGTTAAAGATTGGAACGAAAACCTATTACCACACGAAAAGAATTTAGTAGGTAATATCTTATTAGGATTCGCTCAAACCGAATGTGCAGTATCTGATTATTGGACAACTAACGTAACTCGTTGGTTTCCTAAACATGAAATTAAAGAAGCTGCTATTGCATTTGGATATTTTGAAACTATACATGCTAAAGCATATTCTTACTTAAACGAAACTTTAGGTTTAACAGATTTTGAAGCATTCTTACATGAACCTACAACATCTGCTAAATTTGAATTTTTAGTTAATACTGAAGCTGATTATACATATGAAGAATTAGCAGAAAGTCATAAAGCCAGAAAAGAAGTTGCTCGTTCAATTGCAATCTTTTCGGCATTCGCCGAAGGTGTTTCGTTATATTCTTCTTTTGCTGTACTATATTCTTTTCAAATGAGAAATCTACTTAAAGGAATTGGTCAACAAATGAAATGGTCAGTTAGAGATGAATCTTTACATTCAAAAACAGGTTGCCTTTTATTCAGACATATGTGTTCTGAATATCCAGAATTAAAAGATGCAGTAAGATCTGACGTTGAATATGCGGCTAAGCTAATGGTTGAAATGGAACATAAATTCATTGATAAAATCTTTGAAATGGGTGATCTAGAAAACCTTAAAGCAGAAGATCTTAAGAACTTTATATTAAGAAGAGCAAATGAAAAACTGATTGAAATTGGTTATGAATCTATATTCACTTACGATGTAGAATCCGCTGAACAACTTGAATGGTTTTATCATTTGACTGGTGGGCATACTCATACTGATTTCTTTGCAGTACGTTCGACTGATTATTCAAAAGCTGGAGAAGATGAAAACTGGGACGCTGATGACATCTTCTAAATCAAGATTAGAATTCTTTGATAGATTACATGAAGCAGGAAAACAAAGTCCTGCTTCTTGGATTCTAGTATCTCCTAGAATTGCAGAACATATCAAAAATCAAATAGAAGAATACGATCATAAAAATAAAATTAAAAAGTAGCCAGATTTAGCCATACAAATGAATATATAAAATAAAACATAATGAATTTTTACTTTTATAAAACTACAAATTTAATTAATGGTAAATATTACTATGGTTCTGGTCAAAAAATGATTTATTTTGGATCTGGTAGAGATTTAAAAAATGCAATTAAAAAATACGGAGAAGAAAATTTTAAATTTGAGATACTTAAATATTTTGAAACTAGACAAGAAGCTTATGATTTCGAAGAAAGATTTTTACATCTATATAATATAAAAGATGATAAGAATTCCTATAATCTTACTAATTTTGGATGTGGTGGTAATCGAATTAATTATCAAGGATCTGAATCTTCAAAATATAGAGAAATCTCTAAGACTAATATGACTAAATGGAATAAATCGGAAATGAGTCGAGAATCAAATAGGATCAGATTATTAGAAAATAATCCAATGGATAATCTTGAATATAGAGATAAAGCAGTTAAAGCTTTAAATAAATGGAAATGTGAAAATGAGCATCCTATGAAAGGAAAAAATCATAGTGATGAAAGTAGAAAAAAAATGTCAGAAACTCGAAAAGAAAGAGGCATAATTCCCTATAATAAAGGTAAAAAATCAGAAAGAGAATCAATCTGTGATTCTTGTAAAGATAAATTTACGAAACAAGGTCTAAAAAGGCATATAAAAACATGTAAAAGTAATAAAGTATGAATATGAAAAGCAATGAAAATGTCGATGAAATCGCTAAATCTTTAGGATGGGAAATTGGCATAGATTATCCAGTATGGGGTCATACCGAGATTTATCTAAAAACTATAAGTAAAGGTTATCTTTTAGAAGGCGAGAAACCTAAAGATGCTTATTGGAGAGTATCAGCTACAGTTGCAAAACGGTTAGGAAAACCTGAAATGGCTTCTAAATTCTTTGATTATATTTTTAAAGGTTGGTTAAATCTAGCCACTCCAGTTCTTTCTAATACAGGAACCGAAAGAGGTTTACCTATCTCTTGTTTTGGTATTGATGTTGCTGATTCAATTTTTGACATTGGTAATAAGAACTTAGAAATGATGTTACTTGCAAAACACGGCGGTGGTGTAGGTATTGGTATTAATCAAATA